CCGGCACCCCCTCCGCGTCGTCCGGTGGGTCGCCGAGCTCCGTGCCTGGCGCATCGCCCGCCACGTCGGCGCCGACGACACCGCGCTCGGCGGCCAGCTCCTCGACGTCCAGCGGGTCCGGCTCGTCCAGGGCGCCGACACGGCGCTCGCTGCGATGTTCGCGCCCGCCGGTACGCCCGTGCCGGATGCCGTGACGGCCGCCGTCACGCCCGCGCTCGAACCCCCTGCCGAACCGGCGCCGGAGCCTGAGACCGGCACGCCCGTGACGAGCACCGGCACGCAGGTCGCCAGGCCAGAACCCACCCCCGAGACCCTGGCCCAGCTCGCCGCCGTCACGGGCGTGCCGACCCCCATCCCCGGTGAGGCCCTGAGCACCGATCAGCTCTCCGTCGTGCTCCGCTGGCTGCGGTACCAGGAAGACCCCCCACTGAGCTACCGGCAGGCGAGGGACCTCTTCCGGACGCTCGGCTTCGTCGGGGCCGAGGACCGCGTCCGCCCCGCCTGGGCAGCCCTCGTCGCCGCCGAGGACACCACCCGCTGACGGACCGCCCCGGTCGCCGCCGCCCCACCCGGCGCGGCGACGGCCGAGGCCGCCCGAGAGCGACCCGCAGACCGCGAGCAGACCCGGCGAGCGCACCCGCGCAGACCCGGCGAGCAGACCGCGAGCGTCACCCCGACGCACCCACAGGAGCACCCCCATGCCCAGCCCGGGCACCCTCACCGCCCTCGCCTTCTACCTCGCCGCCACGGTCATCTCCGGCCTCTGGCTCCGACGAGTCCAACGCCCCGCCCTCCGCCCCGCCCTCACCACCACCATCCTCATCGCAGCCCTCGCCAGCTACACCGCCGTCGCCATCACCCTGGCGGTGAGCCGGCCATGAACCTCAACCTCGCCAACCCCACCGTCACCCTGGGGTGCGTCACCCTCGGCACCGTCATCATCGCCCTCACCCTCCAGCGCTGGTGGCACAAGTCCGGCGGAGGGAAGAAGGGCGACGGCGGAGGCGGCGGCCGCAAATGGACCAGCCTCGTCCCCTTCGCGCTCGCCCTCTGCTACGGCATCCTCGTCGTCCTCGCCTCCGCCTCCACCAGCGCCCTCGGAGGACTCGGCAAGCTCGGCCTCTGGGGCGGCAACAACCTCGGCTACGCCTACCTCGTCTGGGGCATCGGCGGCGACTCACCCACCGTCGCCCGCGCGAACCCCGTCATCCTCACCCCCGGCGGCTACTGCATCCTCGCCCTCTGGACCGCCCTCGTCATCGGCCACCACCTCTGGTCCAAGCGCATGCCCCGCCTCTACAACGTGGCCGGCACCACCGGCGGCATCCTCATCGGCACCTCCGCCGGCGTCGCAGGCGTCGCCGCCATCCCCCTCGCCTCCGCCGTCAACTTCCTCGGTTCCTGGTACGGAGGGCTCGTCCGATGACCGACATCACCGCACGCCAGGCCCTCCACCAGCTCGCCATCGGCACCCGCGTAATCCTTCGCGGCCTGGCCTGGGCGGGGGAGTGGCGCGAGACCCTCGCCCGCTGGATCCTCGCCGCCATCGCAGGGTCCGTCGCCCTCACCGGCGCTGCCCTGCACCCCTGGCTCTGGCCCGTGTTCGGCCTCGGCTGGATGGTCGCCGCGTTCGCCTCCGCGCCCGAGCTGGAGGCGCACGACGGCGGGGACCAGGACGACGAGCCCGGCCCCGACGACGCTCCCGAGGACGACGAGCAGCTGCTCGATGCCGACCTGCTCGCCGACACCATCCACGCCGTCGCCCGCGGCGGCAACGTCCACCTCACCGCCATCGGCGCCCAGCTGCGCGAGGACACCGGCCGCGTCTGGGACGTCCTCGCCGCCTGCCGCGCCCACGGCATCCGCACCCGACCCGTGAGGGTGCCCGGCGCCGACCCCGCCGTCACCACCGGCATCCACCGCACAGACCTACCCCCACTCCCCCGCGCCGACAGCACCCCCGTTGGCGTTGTTTCCGCAGGTCACCCCGACAACAACAACACCAACAACGGCATCACGGTCGAAGAGATCGGGGAGCCCGGCCGGCTCATCAAGCACGGCCCCACCGCCCGCCAGGAGGCCCGCCGATGACCCGCCGCACGCTCCGCCGCCTGGCCGTGCTCGCCGCCGACTACTGCTGGATCTGCGGCTGGTGGTCCCGCCCCGCCTGCGGCCACACCACCCCCTGGCAAGGCTGACCATGGCCCGCCGGGCAGCACCCCGGCGGGCCACAATGGGGCATGAGCACCGCCCCGCTGACCCTCGTGGACGTCTACGCTGCCGCCGCGGCCACCGGCATCAAGCCCACCACCATCCGGGTCCTGCTCCACCGCGGCAGGCTCGCCCGGCACGGCCACGACCACGCCGGGCGGACCCTCGTCGCCCTGGAGGAAGTCACCGCCTACGCCCAGGCCCGCGCCGCCGCTTGACCGGCGCCCTGACCTGCTGTAACACTGAACCCACGTCAGGCATGCCCGCAGGCCCCCCGCTCACCGAGCGCGGGGCCTGCGGCACGTCCGGCACCCTGGCCCCGTCCCCGCCCACAGAGGCGCCACGGCAGGGCACAACGAGCGGCCGGCCCTCCGGGACGGGCAACCGGCCGCCACCCCGCATGGAGGCACCTATGGACCTCACCGCCGCTGACTTCGAGGCCTGGGCAGAGCAGATACCCGCCGGCGTGCACCCCTCGCTCGTACACCGCCTCGCGCGCCCCGTTCCCTCAGCGGCCCGCCCGCCTCAGCCCGTCCCCGCATCTCTGCGCGGGCCCAACTACCCGAAGGACTGAGCATGTCGCAGCCCAGCGTCGGCGGCATCGTCCACTACCGCAGCCATGGCAGCGCAGACGGCGCCTACCCGCCCGACAGCGACCTCGTCGGCCTCGCCGTCCTCAACCCCGGCGGTGCGTTCTTCCGCCCCATCGACGGCGGCGGATGCGCCCACGACGAATCCCTGCACCACGGCGGCACCTGGCACTGGCCCGAACGCGCCTGACCCGCCCACACAGCACGGAGGCGCCTTGACCGTCATCGCTGGCCTGGTCCACCAGGGCCGCGTCCATATCGCCGGGGACTCCGCGGGCGTCGCCGGCTACAGCCTCACCGTCCGAGCGGATGCGAAGGTGTGGCGGGCCGGCCCCTACGCCTTCGGCTTCACCAGCAGCTTCCGCATGGGCCAGCTGCTCCGCTACGCCTTCCAGCCGCCGGCACCCGACGCCGACGACCTCCACAGGTTCATGGTGACGACGTGGACCGACGCCCTCCGCACCTGCCTCAAGGACGGCGGCTGGGCACGTAAGGACTCCGAGCAGGAGCAGGCCGGGACCTTCCTCGTCGGCGTCCACGGCCGCCTGTTCACCGTCGCCGGCGACTATCAGGTAGGCGAGGCCCGCACCCCGTACGCTGCGGTGGGCTGCGGCGAAGACCTCGCACTGGGTGCCCTGCACGCCACCGCCAGCCTCGGTCTCAAGCCCCGCCGCCGACTTGCCGCCGCTCTCGCCGCCGCCGAGCACCACAGCGCCGGCGTGGCCGGCCCGTACGTCTACGCCACGACGCCACGCGCCCGCTGACCGTCACAGGTCCATCACACCGCCCGCACGCCTGCCTACAGCGGCGGTACGGTCCCCCCACACCACGCCGGCAGTTGGGGGCCGAGATGTTCAGCAGGGACCCGGAGAAGGCCGCGCGCCGCCAGGCGGAGCGCGAGGAGAAGCGGCAGCAGCGCGCCGAACTGGCCGCCGCCCGACAAGCCGAGGCACAGGCCCTCGCCGAATGGCGGGCCGCCCACCCCGCCGAGCGCACCCTCAACGCGGCCTGCATGCTCAGGGACTGGCCCAAGGTCACCCGCGGGGTGACAGCGCTCGGTCCGGTCCTCGGCGGCACAGCCGAGTTCGTCAACGCGGGCGCGCACAAGGGCTGGACCGCCACCAGGCTGGTCGCAGGCGCGGCCACCCTCGGCGCGACAGCGGCCGTCACCGGCCGCAAGAACAAGGGCGCCGCGGTCATCAACCTCACGTTCGGTAACGGCGCCGCCCAGACCTACACGGTGACCCCGGAGACCTCCACGCTCCGCGCCGCCAACCAGTACGTCACGGCCTTCAACGCGTTGGCCGCCCAGCTCGCCGCCGAGGCCGACACCGACCAGTAGCCCAGGGAGGGACGCATGGACGGCTGCATTCACCACCTCGATTTCTGCGAGCAGTGCGGCGGCTTGGAGATCACCGACCTCACACCGCTCAACACGGCGGAGGGCTCCGTCCCCGCAGGCACGCGCCTCTACTGGACCGCGGGCCCGCCGCCCTGCAACGCCGACGACACCGTGCCGAGCGACTCCGACCAGTAGCTTCCGGGGGTGGCGCCCGTGGCCGGCAACCCCCGCAACGGGCGCCCCTACCGCCGCCTCACCGCGCAGCAGCGCGCCCTCGGCCTGCCCTGCTGGTGGTGCGGGCGTGCAATCGACTACCGGCTCACCGGCGCGCTCGCGCAGCGCTCCCCCTGGGCCTTCACCCTCGACCACGCCGTCCCGCTCTCCCGCGGCGGTGACCTGCTCGACCCCGCCAACGCCAGGTCCGCACACCGCCGCTGCAACTCCAGCCGCGGCAACCGCACCGACCCCCAGCGTCGGCCCACACGCGCATCCCGGAGGTGGTGACGCCCCGTGCTCTACGTGGTCACCGGGCCGCCCGCCGCCGGCAAGAGTAGCTGGATCGCCGCCCGGGCCCGGCCCACCGACATCGTGATCGACCTCGACCGCATCGCCCAGGCCCTTATGGGCCCCGGCGCACCCGCCTGGTCCCAGCACCCCATCGCCATGCGCGTCGCACACCGGGCCCGCTACGCGGCGATCGACGAGGCCTTCAAGCACACCACCGAGGTGGACGTCTACCTCATCCACACCATGCCCTCCGCGAAGTGGCTGGCCCGGTACCGGCGGCACGACGCCGAGATCGTCACCGTCGACCCGGGCCGCGACATCGTGATACAGCGGGTCCAGGACATGCGTTCGCCCGCACTGCTGGCCGTCGCCACCCGCTGGTACCAGCAGCACGCCAAGCGAGCACACGGACGGAGCACAGGCCGCCAGGCATCCCGGCAGTGGTGACCCCCTGTCCCTACCAGTCCCCCCAGGGCTGGGGCCGGCAGGGCAGGCACCCGGCACGGACAGGCCGCCCCGACGCCGCCCGAGGCTGGTGCCGACCCGCTCAGCCTGTCAGCCCGTCGCGAGCGAGCTGAACGCGCGATCAAGCGCTGACCTGCGCAGGCGCCCAGGGGTGAGGGGCGGAGGGGAGGGGGGCCCTGAGGCGACGAGAACGGCGGGGGCGGGCGACCCAAAAGCCCTCGTCGCCCGTCTTTGCGCGTGGGGCCCCTACAAGATCCACTAAGGGTGACACAGGGTAGTCGTCACCCAGGGTGATCACTGGGAAGTGGTTCCGCCGGATTAGTGCGGCCGCCCCCTCTACCCCCGTCCCTGACGCTCCGTCACCGCGCAGTGCTGGCCCACAGGGAGGTGACCGATCGTGATCACGGACTACGTGCAGGCGGAGATCACCGAGCTGGGCGTGTCGGACATCGCGCCCGGCCTGGTCGCGGTCGCGAAGGAACTGGCCGCCCAGCTCGCCGAGTGCGAGGCCCCGACGTCGGCCGCGGTCGTCGCCCGGGAGCTGCGGGCCACGATGCTGGAGCTGCGGAAGATCGCCCCGGCCAGGGCTGCCGCGGCGGACCCGGTGGACGAGCTGACCGCGGCGAGGAAGCGGCGTCGCGGTGCCTGACGACGGCGTGCTGTACGGGGTGCAGCGGCCCCGGATCGAGACGGTCCCGCCGTTCGTGTCCAGCTCGGGGCAGGAGGCCGTGGAGCTCGCGGCGTCCGTGGGTCTGGTCCTTGACCCGTGGCAGGAGTACGCGCTGCATGTCGGCCTCGGTGAGCGCGAGGACGGGTCGTGGGCCAGCTTCGAGGTGGCCGTCAACGTGCCGAGGCAGAACGGCAAGGGCGGGGTGATCGAGGCCCGCGAGCTGGCCGGCCTGTTCCTGCTCGGTGAGCCGCTGGTCGTCCACAGCGCACACGAGTTCAAGACGGCGCTGGAGGGGTTCCGGCGCATCGAGCAGCTGATCATGAACTATGACCACCTGCGCAAGAGGGTCGCGCGGGTGCGGCGGACGACCGGCGAGGAGGCCATCGAGCTGCTCAGCGGGCAGCGACTCCGCTTCCTCGCGCGGTCCGGCGGCAGCGGCCGTGGCTTCACGGGCAAGTGCCTGATCTTGGACGAGGACATGATCCTCGGGGACGGGGCGATGGGCGCCCTGCTGCCCGTCCTGGCGGCCGTGGAGGATCCGCAGGTCTGGTACCTGGGGTCCGCCGGTATCGGAGGGCTGAGCGTGCAGCTGGCGCGTCTGCGGCGGCGGGCCCTGGCCGCGGTGGAGGCTGGTGTGCCGGACCCGTCGCTGGCCTACCTGGAGTGGTCGATCAACCCGCACGCCAGGGAGTGCCCGCCGGGCTGCACGGACCATGACGACCCTGCCGCCGCGGAGTCGGTAGCGCGGGCCAACCCGGCGCTGGGGTACCGGCTGAGCCTGGAGCACACGGACCGTGAGCGGGCCACGATGGGCGCGGAGATCTTCGCCCGTGAGCGGCTCGGGGTCGGCGAGTACCCGTCCGACGAGGCCGACGCGTGGGCGGTGATCGGGCGGGACGCCTGGGAGGCCCTGACCGATGAGCGGTCTCGCCCGGAGGACCCGGTGGCGTTCGCCATCGACGTCACTCCGGAGCGTGACCACGCGAGTATCTGCGTGGCGGGGCGTGCTGGCCAGGGCGTGCACGTGGAGGTGGTCGACTCCCGGCCCGGTACCGGGTGGGTGGTGGCGCGGGCCAAGGAGCTGGTGGAGAAGTGGAACCCCCGCTGCGTGGTGGTCGACCTAGGCGGTGCGGTCGGCTCCCTCATCACCGACCTGACCGTGGCCCTCCGAGTTGACCCCGATGAGGCGGTTGCGGAGGGTGAGGAGCCCGAGCTGCTGGCCCCGCTGGTGCAGATGCGGACCCGGGACGTCGTCCAGGCGGTCGGCCAGTTCTACGACGCGGTCGCGGCGGGCAGGGTCTCGCACCTGGGACAGGCCCCGCTGGCGACCGCCCTTGCCGGGGCCAGGAAGCGCGACCTGGGGGATGCGTGGGCATGGGCGCGCCGCGGCGTCGGCGTGGACATCAGCCCCCTGGTGGCTGCCACGCACGCCCGGTGGGGGCTGTCCGCGGAGATTGAGGAGCCTGAGGAGGTGGAGCCGTGGGTCGCGTACGGCTGATCCCAGGGCGCGCCCGTGCGGGTGCGCGGAAGGTGTCGCGGCAGCGCCGGCGGGCCGTGCGGCGGGCGGTGGCGGGGGTCACGTCGGCGGTGCGGGCGGCGAGGGCTCTGCGGGCCCGGCTCGGCGTCTTTGCGGGCGGCGCAATGGTCGCGTCCGGTGCCGGCCTCAGTTGTGGCCTGGCTGTGGGCCTGGTCGTGGCGGGGGTGCTGCTCGTGGCGTACTGCCTGCTGCTGGCCGATGTCACCGCTGGTGATGGGGGCGGCCCGTGACGAGCCTGTGGCGGGCCGCGCGCGGACGCACGGAGGCGCGGGCGATCAGCACCATTGACGACTACGCGCTGGCGCTGCAGGAGTCCCTGGGGTACGGCGGCTGGTCGTCGTTGGGCATCACGCAGACGCAGCCCGGACAGGCCGCCGAGAAGGCGCCCGGCGATCTTCCCGGGTACGCCAGGCTGTTCGCTACGAACCCGGTGATCTGGGCTTGCATGGTGGCCCGTCAGATGGTGTTCTCCGCGCCGCGGTTCACGTGGCAGCGGATCAACAATGGGACCCCCTCGGAGATGTTCGGCACGCAGGACCTGCGGATCCTGGAGGCGCCGTGGCCTGGGGGGACCACGCAGGACCTGCTGTCGCGGGATATCCAGGATGCTGACCTGGCCGGTAACGCGTACTGGACACGCGTCCTGGGGCCCGGGGACGAGCTGGTGCGGATGCGCCCCGACTGGGTGTCCATCGTGCTGGAGCGCCGCGCCTTCAGGGGCGGGCACCTGGGGTGGCGCAAGCTCGGGTACATCTACCAGGAGCCCGGCGAGGACCCGGTGCCGCTGCTTGCGGACGAGGTGTCGCACTTCGCGCCCGTACCGGATCCGCTGGCCACCTACCGGGGCATGTCGTGGCTGACTCCCGTGATCCGCGAAGTGCAGAACGACAACCTCATGGCCGCGCACAAGCGCCGGTACATGGAGAACGCGGCCACTCCGAACATGGTGGTCCGGCTCGCCCGGGAGGTGAACCCGGAGGCGTTCGCGAAGTTCAAGGCCAAGATGGAGGCCAATCACCGGGGTGTCGAGAACGCCTACAAGACGCTGTACCTGGGCGGCGGCGCAGACGTCACGGTGGTCGGCTCCAACTTCAAGGACTTGGATTTCAGCGGTGTGCAGGGGGCCGGTGAGACCCGGATTGCGGCTGCGGCCGGGGTGCCGCCCGTCATCGTCGGCCTGTCCGAAGGCCTCAAGGCCGCTACTTACAGCAACTACGGGCAGGCGAGACGACGCTTCGCGGACGGCACGATCCACCCGCTGTGGCAGAACGCCGCCGGGTCCTTCGGGCACCTGATCTCCCCGCCCGGCGGTAGCACGTCCGGGGCGGTGCGCCTGTGGTACGACGCGCGCGACGTGCCGTTCCTCCGCGAGGACGCCCGGGACGCGGCGGAGATCCAGGGCGTGCAGTCGAGGACGATCCGCACGCTGGTCGACGCCGGGTACACCCCGGAGTCGGTCATGGCCGCGGTGACCGCCTCGGACTGGACGCTGCTGGTCCACACCGGCCTGTTCAGCGTGCAGCTGCAGGCGCCCGGTGCGCACGTGCCGCCGGCCGACCGTACGCGGGCCCTGGCCCTTGCCCTGGAGGCCGCGATCCGACCGCCCATCGAGGGAGGGGCCTGAGATGCCCGTCATGCACACCGTCGCCCGCGACCTGCTGCGGTCGGCACCGTTCCAGCTGCTCCGCGCCGACGGCGACGGGGAGGACGCCGGCGACGGCCGCACCCTGTCCGGGTACGCCGCCGTGTTCGGCGAGCCCACCGAGATCGACTCGTGGGAGGGCACGTTCATCGAGACGATCCGCAAGGGCGCCTTCCGCAAGAC